TTCGGCATAGTTCCAATGGACAAGATATCCCGCTGGTTTGAGATTCACAGCAGGGAAGAAAACGAAAGGCATCTTGTCAGGTGCATTAATAAGCCTCATATAGAGGCGTTAAAGGGATTAAAAATACCGGTATACATGCAAGAATACTATAAAGATATACCCGCCAGCGTGCCTTATCCGTTGGCTGATATGGCAGATAAGTACAGAAACCTATTCTGCTCTACAGTTGACTATATGATGGCCTTGGCTATCGACGAAAAATACGACGAAGTTCACATTTACGGCGTTAACATGGCTACAAACGGCGAATACGCAAGCCAAAGACCAAGCCTTTATTATTGGCTGGGGCAGGCTGAAGGACGAGGAATTAAGGTAGTTTTGCCCGAAGGTTGTGACCTGCTGAAAGGATATTTCCGGTATGGCTACGATGAAGTAAAAGAAAATGACCTGCTGGTTAAAGCGAGGACTAAGAGTGCCGAACTAGACCTACAGAGCAAGGAGTTCATGAAGAACTACTATCTCAGTCTTGGGGCAAAAGATACATGGGATTTTATACTAAGGGAGATGGGGCAATAATGATTAAATACTTCGGTGAACCGCTGAAAGAGATCAAAAGCAAAAACAGCGGGAAAGTGATGTTTGTATTCGATACAAAGGGTGAGTTCATAACTGATGATCCGGTGATTATCGAAAGAGCAACGGGTTATTTTGATTATGTGGATATTACCCCTGGTGAAGCCAGCGAGAGGGTTAAAAAGACTGTTATCACTCCACCTATAGTCATAACCGAGAAAGGGCAGGAAGAAAAACAACCTGACAAATACAAAGTATGTACACATTGTGGAGAAACCCACGAAAAACCTGTGGATTACGCACAATGCGCCAAGAAACATAAAAAGGAGGGCTAATTAATGGGTGGATCATTAGCGGAGCAACAAGTAGCGGCCTTGACATTGTATGGCTTAGGCCATAATAACCCACTACTGCTTAAATCTACGACAGCCGTAACCGGAGAATTTAAGAAGATCCAGGCTCTTACCAATACCGTTTTCACTACACTAACCAGCAATATTACCTGCGATAGCTCAACAACTGCCGCGGTAGCTTCTGATTTTGGCACTTTAGCTGCAGGCCATAGTATTTATGGCAAATTTACGGCGGTAACACTGACAAGCGGAATAGCGATCCTATATTAAAGGACGGTGATAACCATGTCCTATACTGGCACAGAAATTTTTAATAGTGCAATTGCAATTTTAGACGAGCTGTCCGACACCGGGACTATAGTTGACAGCCAAATAAAAGAATACAAATACCGCGCACCCTATCTGCTGGACTTGTGGCAACATGAAATGGCTAAGTCAGGGGATTTATTCAAGACCTTTGAACTATCATGCTTTCGCAAAAACAATCTTTTAGGAGATACCGGGCAGTTAAGCAAGATAGTAGAAAACAATGCGCAAACGCAGGACTATACCGCAACTGGGGCATACTGCTTTTTCATCGAAGTTGACGGCAATAGCACATTAACATTCACGGAGAATGGCTCTGCACTAAGTGGCGTTTACTCGTTTAACGGCGGCGCAGAGACACCCTTTACAGGCAATTTTAGTGTTACGGTCCCTGCTGGCACCACTTCATTCCTGCCGATCCGCGGAATACTCACAGCATCCGGCGGCACGATTAAAATGTCAGTGAGCGGTTCATATTACTTCCGGCATAATAACCGGGCTTTGAGTCCATATAAATTCGCGACTGCCGCTAAAGTTCCTGACTTCAGGCCTTGGGTAAAGGTTACCATGCCTACAGACTTCAAGAACAGAACGCAGATAATTAGTGAATACCCAAGCTGGCAATACCAGGAGGGCAGCTCGTCTATAAAGTGGGAAGGATCTAATGAAATGTACGTCATGTTTAGTTATGAGGGCCTGATAAGAATAAAATATGTTCCCGTTCCCACAAAAATAACGGCACTTACACAAACCCTGGAAATAGACGATATTGCCGCTACAAGTGGAGCCTATTACTTAGCCGAGCATTTCGCTATGGCTGACCAAAACGATTCGCTGGCTGCAAGGTGCAAAGAGAAGTTTCGAGAACTGAAAATTGACAGCATGATAAAACAACCATTGCAACCGGCAGAGATCAAGGACATTTACTCTGTATCAACAATTAAATAGAGAGAAGGTGGTGATATTTGGCTAAAGTTCAACCTTTCACCATTGAGAAATTCATGGGAGTTAACAAAAGCGCGACAGAAACCTTACTGCAGTTAGGCGAAGCAGCTGATATGAAGAATTGGGTTATAACCGACGATTACAAGTTGCAGAAAATGCATGGTTACTGTCAGCTTTTTGCTACCCTTGGCGCACATAAGATTAATGGTACATGGTATGGCACCCTATCAGGCACAGCACATTTGATTTTTGCTTGTAACGGACATATTTACGAACATAACCTATCAACTCACGCAAACACAGACTTAGGGGCAGTGGTGGACGCGAATCCCACCACTTTTTTTGTGTCTAATAATACTGTTTATATTATGGATGGCACCGACCTATATAGCTGGGCTGGCACTGGCAGCATTGCAGCCGTGGCAGGGTATGTACCTACGGTCTATACTGCAGCACCTCCAACTGGCGGTGGGACGTTGCTAGAGAGCATAAACTACTTGATTGGGCAGAAAACGCAAAAATTCAGTGGTAATAGCTCGGCTACCGTATATCAACTGGCAGAGCTTGCTATAGGCTCGGTAGATACGGTGTATGTTGGCGGGGTGCTAAAAACTGTCACTACCGACTATACCGTGAGCCTTACTAACGGAACCGTAACCTTTGTTTCTGCGCCAACTACCGGCGTAAACAATGTCATAATAACCTGGACAAAAACCGTAGCCGCAGACCGTGGCACTATCACTAAAACCCGCTAGTATGGTGGGGTATACTACGCGCGTTACTGGCTATTTGGCAATCCAGACCACAAAGCTACCCGCTATCCTTCTGGCGTAACGATGGCAGGGGCCAGCGACCCAACGTTCTGGCCTAAGTTCGCAGAATCAGACGTTGGCGAATACGAGATCACGGACATATGCACTCAATATACCAAACAACTTATTTTTACAAGCGGCGATTCTGCAGAAGCTTCAGCGTGGTACTCAGAGGAAGAAGATTACACTGATGCAACAACCGGAGCAGTTACGGCATTATTCCCAGTCTACCCGATGAACACTAAAGTAGGCAACGTAGCTAAAGGACAAGTTCAGATCATTTGGAATAACCCTCTAACCATCTGGAAAGGCATTTACGAGTGGAAGGCCACCTATGTAATGAACGAGAAGGACGTCAATTGGAAATCTAAGCGGGTGCAGAACGATCTAGATGCAGTTGACCTAACAACTGCCTTGACCGTAGATTGGAGCGATAAAGGCCAGTATTGGCTATGTGTTGGAAAGGTTGTATGGGTACTGAACTATCGAACCGATACTTGGCACATTCTTGAGCTGGCTCATACACCGACTTGCTTCTGTTTGGTTGATTCCGACTTGTATTTTGGGACAACGGCAGGCCAGATTATGATGTTTGACGAAACATGCAGCACTTATAACGGTACGGAAATAGTGGACAGTTGGGAAATGGGATACTTTAACTTCGGCGTGGAATGGCTGCAGAAGTTCGTCCAACGCCTGTTTGTGTCGATCCTTCCTTATACCAGCACAAAAATAAATCTTTACATCAAAACTGACCGTAACGCCAATTATGTACTGGCAAAAACCGTTTCTTATGGTTTGAGTTCTTTCGAAACATGGGATTTTTCGGGGACAGATGTTACTGGATACGAAACTTTAGGTTTTTCGTTTGAAACTAATTACAGTCCACAACCTTTCAAAATAAAAATAAGGGCCAAAAAAATGGACTACTTGAAAGTTAAAGTAACAAGCAATAGTCAATTCCCTGCAACACTGCTGTCAGTTACTCTCCCTACTCGCACAGGAGGGGAAATCAAAAATAAGGGGTGATAAAATGGCATACACAACATATACGGGAGACACTGATATAATAGCTTCTTTGGGCACAAGCCCTGCAGAACGAGGATTAACTACAGATCAATTTAAGGCGAAGTTTGACGAGTTCGCAACGGCGTTTGTGGCGTGGGTTAACGGTACGCATATTGTGGAGGCTGATGCACATTTGGCTGATAATGCGGCACATAATGCAACGAGCGCAGCCACAGCAAGTCGCTTGATTGTACGTGATTCTGCAGGTCGAGCAAAAGTGGCAGCACCCAGCGCGGAAGATGACATTGCTTTAAAAAGTAGCATTTTTTTAAGACAAGGTGGGGATTTAGATGGTGCTATAAATTATAACAACCTGACACCAAATAGAATTTACAATGTCTTTACAATCACAGGGGCAACTAATCCCCCGCCCGAAGCCTGGTGTATATTAGAATTTTATGCCACCTCACAATATATGTTCCAAAGAGCTACCCAAGTATCAGGAAATAAGATATATATCCGGTCTTACAGCACTAGCTGGTCTGCCTGGACAGAAAAATAAGGAGGACTGATGTTTTTATGAAACTATATCTATGGATAGACGAATCCGACAATGTTACCAGCGCATTATTCGACCCGTATCCGGGAGCAATTGAAACCGTGGTAGACGATGATTATAACACCAGCAAGGCTATTTTTAGCAGGTTGGTGGATGGACAACTGATTTATGATGCTACCATCGAGACCGCAAAGAAGCAAGCTATGACACAGTAGACTATTTAAGCGCACCAACTAAATAATCAAACAAGCCCCCTGCTTTATTTATGGAACCTATTTGGATATACTAACACCAGGAGGTGTTAGTCATGAAAAAAATAATTACACTGGCAGTAATTTTAACCCTGTTGATAGCGAGCCCGGCAGCGGCTACAAGAATACTAATAGACAAAAATCTTCACAGCATTAACTATGAAATTGAAACAATCAACAAAGGCGGCAGACTGTTTGTCCCGGTCAGGTTTGTATCTGAAAACTTAGGCTATACGGTAGACTGGCAGAATGAGCAGGTTGTTATTAAGTACGTCCCGCACCAGCCAAGGATAGATGGCAGCGATATTTTTAAGGCGCAGATCCAGGCCGCGCTTGACCTGTTAGCTCAGAAAGACCCGCTAGATTATAGGATGATCTGTGACAATGTTAACTGGATTGAGAGAAGCGATAAGATAGATGGCTTTGCCGAAACATCGGG